TACGGGTTATTACGCCAAGTTTACTGTGATGTACATTCACAACACTGGCGGTTCGACTAAGCACATTACTGTTCAATGGTATGACGCAAGTTCGGCTACAACATTGGACATTCTTACTAACTACGACTTTACTTCAAAGCAATACCTTCAGTTTGATGGCAATGCTTATATCGTTTTAGAAGAAGGCGATAGAATTCAAATTACTACTCAAAGTGCAAGTTCATTCAGTTTTATTGCCACATTTGAGGTTCAGGGAGCACAACGAATATGACTTACTTAGAACTTGTAAACGATGTTCTTGCACGACTGCGTGAGACTTCTGTTACTACAGTTTCAGAGACAAACTATTCCGCTTTGATTGGTAAGTTTGTCAATGATGCTAAGAGACAGATTGAAGATTCTTACAACTGGAATGTCTTAGGGCAAACAATTACAGTTACTACTACCAGTGGCACAAGTTCATATTCATTGACAGGTGCGGGTCAGAAGTTTCGTATCAATGACGCTATTAACACTACCAGTGTTATTACCTTAGATAACACCACTGTTGCGGATATGAACCGCAAACTCAACTTTGGTACACCTTCACAGTCTATTCCTTCAGAGTTCTGCTTTAGTGGTGTAGATGGTAGTGGCGACACAAAGGTTGACCTGTTTCCCGTTCCTAATGGCGTATATACATTGTTGTTTGATTTGACCATTCCACAGGCTAATCTGTCTGCTGATGGCACATCTGTCAAAGTTCTAGACTACTTGGTGACTCAAAGTGCTTATGCAAGGGCTTTGATTGAGCGTGGCGAGGATGGAGGCACTGCTTCTAATGAAGCGTACGCTTTGTTCCGTGGAATGTTATCTGACGCTATTGCATTGGAAAGCACTCGTTACCCCGAAGATAACTTTGTGGCGGTCTAATGGCAGCTCCTTTACAAAGTCAAAGCATTAGCGCACCAGGCTTTTATGGCCTGAATACCCAAGACTCGCCATTGGATTTGTCTGCTGGCTTTGCTTTGGTCGCCAATAACTGTGTGATTGACCAATATAGTCGCATTGGTGCTAGAAAAGGCTACACGCTTGTAAACCCCTCATCTGGCAATCTTGGTGCTAATGATGTTAAGGTCATTCACGAGTTAGTCCAAACTGATGGCACTTTGACTGTTTTATTTGCGGGAAACAACAAGTTATTCAAACTTGGCACTGCTAACGCTGTTACTGAGTTGACTTATGGTGGTGGAGGCTCTGCCCCTACTATCACGAATAGTAACTGGCATTGTGCTTCTTTGAATGGAATAACTTACTTTTTCCAATCTGGACACGATCCTTTAATCTTTGACCCCGCTATAAGTACAACTACGTATCGCAGAGTTTCTGAGAAATCTGGTTATGTAGCGACTGTTCCACAAGCGAATATTTGTATCTCAGCGTTTGGTCGTCTTTGGGTAGCTAACACATCTACAGATAAGGTGACGATTAGCTTCTCTGACCTGATTGCGGGTCATGTATGGGGTGGTGGTACTTCAGGATCATTGGATGTATCTCGTGTATGGCCTAATGGTTCTGACGAGATCATGGGCTTGGCTGCTCACAATGACTTCTTGTTTATTTTTGGTAAGAGGCAGATTCTTGTTTACTCAGGTGCAACAACTCCAGCCTCACTGCAACTAAGTGACACAGTTGGCTCAATTGGCTGTATTGCCAGAGACTCTATTCAGTCAATTGGTACTGATGTGATCTTTTTGTCAAACTCTGGAGTTCGTTCTTTGATGAGAACGATACAGGAGAAGTCTGCTCCTTTGCGTGATCTTTCTAAGAATATCCGCACTGATTTAGTATTGTCTTTGGCAGTAGAAACACTGGCTAATTTGAAATCTGTTTACTCAGAAAAGAATGCTTTTTATCTGTTGTCTTTGCCAGTAACCGCACAAGTCTTTTGCTTTGACACCAAGATGCAATTGCCTGATGGTGCGTCTAGGGTTACTAAGTGGGACTCTATTGCTCCTACAACTCTGTACTCATTGCGTAATGGTGATCTGTATATTGGCAAGAGTGGCTATATCGGAAAGTATGAAAGTTACTTAGACAACAATGCTTCTTACACATTTTCATATTTTACCAATTATGCAGACTTGGGAAATGAGAATCAAATCTCAATCTTGAAGAGAATTAGGACAGTTGTAATAGGTGGGTCTAACCAGTTCTTCACGATTAAGTGGGGTTTTGACTTTGGTTCAAACTATCAATCTGGCAACGCATACATTCCAACGCAAAAAAACTATGAGTATGGCCTTGCTGAATATGGCGTAGCAGAATACACAAGTGGTGTTCTGATTAAAACGCTTGATGTAAGTGCTTCAGGCTCTGGAAAGATTGTTCAAACAGGTTACGAAACCACTATTAACGGCACTCAACTGTCAATTCAAAAGATTGAAATTCAGTCTAAGAACGGGAAAATATCATGAGTGCACTTTTAAAAGTTGTCAGAACTTCAAAAATTTGCGGTCATTGCAAAGTTGATAAGCCGTTAACTGATTACACAAAAAATAATGCTGCTGGTGATGGTTTGCAATCTAAATGCAGACCTTGTGATGTTGCATATCAAGCTAAACGCAGAGCTAATAATCCTGAGTTAAGTTTAAACTATCAAAGAAGTTATCAAAAAAATAGGCGTAAAGATTACAACTATCGATTGCAAATGCTTATCAATGCCTCAAAGCAACGAGCAAAAAATAAAGATAGAGAACACAACATTTCAGTAGAAGATATTAAAAATATATTTCCTGAAGATGGGTGTTGCCCAATCTTTGGTATGAAACTAGAATTCAATAACGCAGGATTTAGAGAAAATAGTCCTAGTATTGACCGCATAGATTCAACAAAAGGTTACACACCAGATAACATTCAAATTATCTCTTGGAAAGCTAATCGCATAAAAGGTTATGCAACTCTGCAAGAATTAGAAATGTTACTAGCTTATCTGACACAAGGAGAATAATCTTGTCGAATTACACAAAGTCCACTAACTTCGCTACTAAAGATAACTTAACACCTGGCGATCCCGCAAAGATTGTTCGAGGTACAGAGATTGACACTGAGTTCAATAACATTGCAATTGCTGTTGCGTCAAAGACAGATAACGCTTCTGCCGCAATTACTGGTGGAACTATTAGTGGTATCACAGACTTAGCAGTGGCTGATGGCGGTACTGGTGCTTCTACTGCGGCTACTGCTCTAAACAATCTTTTGCCAAGCCAAACAAGCAACGCTAATAAGTATCTTCAGACTGATGGAACTAATGCCACATGGGATGCAGTAACTCTTTCTACTGCTGACATTACAGGAACTTTAGCTGTTGCCAATGGTGGTACTGGTGTAACCACATCTACAGGAACAACCAATGTAGTGTTGTCAGACTCGCCAACACTGGTGACTCCCAATTTAGGCACTCCATCGGCCTTGGTAGGCACAAACATCACAGGCACTGCTTCAGGTTTAACTGCGGGTAATGTAACTACTAACGCTAACTTAACGGGTGCAGTCACTTCTGTTGGCAATGCAACCTCTTTGGGTTCATTCAGTTCTGCTAACCTTTTAGGTGCTTTGACAGATGAAACTGGAACAGGATCAGCAGTATTTGCTACCTCGCCTACTTTGGTAACTCCCATCTTAGGTACACCCACTAGCGCAACATTGACCAATGCAACAGGTCTACCTCTGTCTACAGGTGTTACAGGCAACCTACCCGTTACCAATTTGAATAGCGGAACATCTGCATCTGCATCTACGTTTTGGCGTGGTGATGGTGTTTGGTCTGCCCCTGCGGGTGGTGGTGATGTGAGTGGCCCAGCTTCTTCTACAGACAACGCAGTTGCTCGATTTGATAGCACAACGGGTAAGTTACTCCAAAACAGCGTAGTCCTTATTGGTGACACAGGCGCGGTTACAGGTGTAACGGACTTAACAACAACTGGCAATACCATTCTTGGCGACGCAAGTACAGACAATGTGCAAGTGAATGGATACATGAGCGTTGGTGGTGCTGCACAAATAAATAACCAGCTTTGGGTTCGTGGCGCTGTAAGTGGCGCCGCAAATCAGACTGGGGTTATTTCCACCGTAACCGCAGCCAGCCAAGCAACCACTAGATTTGCATCGTTTCAGGCAAGCGCCACTATTCCAGATGCGGCTTTTACATACGCGACCGTGGTTGGTTTTTTCGCCGACCCCGCTACCAAAGGCGCGTCCGCCACCATCACCAACCTGCACGGCATTCAAGTTGGCGACCAAACCCAAGGCACAAACAACTACGGCATTACCAGTTTAGTTTCTTCTGGCACTAATAAATTTAACGTCTATGCAAGTGGGACGGCACAGAACTATTTTGCAGGAAACGTAGGTATTGGAACTACATCCCCCACAAACCCTTTGTCTGTAACAGGCAATGCTAACTTCTCTGGTCAATTGGGTGTTGGTGGTGCTACGATAAGTTCATCAGCTATTTACATTACAAATAGCGCACTATCAAGCACTACTCAGTTTGGAGTTTTCTCTGCTCCAGTTGGAACATCTGCGGCAACTGGATACGTTGCGGCATATACCTCTGTTCCATCAACAGCCGCTACCGCATTTACAGCCGCTGATGTGATGGGTCTTAGGATGGCTAACGCTACCAAAGGTGCGGGAAGCACAATCACTAATCAACATGGTTTATACATTGTTGACCAAACAAATGGCACAAACAACTACGGCATTACCAGTTTAGTTTCATCAGGCACTAATAAATTTAACGTCTATGCAAGTGGCACTGCCACAAATTATTTTGCAGGTAGTGTAGGTATAGGCACTACATCACCTAACGCCTCAGCCCTCCTAGACGTTCAAAGCACCACTAAAGGTGTTCGTATGCCTAACATGACCACAACTCAGAAGAACGCTATTGCTTCTCCTGCGGCTGGTCTAATGGTGTTTGACACAACCCTTGCAAAACTCGCTGTTTATAGCGGTACTGCTTGGGAAACTATTACTTCAATTTAAAGAAAAACTATGACTACTTTTACCACCACTGTTTCCAAGATGTTTACTCTGCCACAAGTCGAAGGGCAAACTGATGTTGTTGTGCAAGTCACCTACTTTGTCACTGGAGTAGATGGCGAGAACACCGCATACGTTAGCTTAGATCAAGAGTTCACTATCCAACAAGGCGCAGAGTTTACCCCCTACGACCAACTGACCGAAGCCCAAGTAGTTGAGTGGGCTGACCCACAGATCGTGAGTAACACTCAGGCTCATGTGCAAGCTGTAATGGACTCAATAATCAACCCTCCGGTGTCTCCGACATCGCAAGCATTGCCTTGGAGTGCAACATGAAATTAGAGTTAGACGTTAACGAGATTAACTTTGTATTACAGACCCTTGGTGAATTGCCAAGCAAATCAGGCGTATGGCCTCTGATTCTTAAAATAAAAGAACAGGCTGAAGCGCAAGTTCCTAAAGAAGCGGAGTAAATATTATGGCTGTCACTAATGCACAAATTGTAGAATTTCTGCTTGCAAATCCAGGCATGAGTGATTCCGCTATTGCTGCGGCAATGGATATGTATGGAGTGACACCAGCAATGATGGCTGAAGCAGTTGGAATTCCTGTTCAGCAAGTGCAACAAAGATATGAAGAAGTAAAGCCACAAGGTTTATTTACTGCTCAAGAACCAATAAAAACACCTGAACCTGTTTATGTTCCTGAACCTGTTTATACGCCTCCAAAACCTTCTCCAGAACCAATTTATGCAAAACCTACTTATGTAGAGCCTGCCTATGTTGCCCCTGCGCCAGTTTATGTAGCCCCAGAGCCTGCTTATGTTGCTCCTACACCAGTTGTACAGCCTACAGTCACTAATCAACAGATAGTTGATTTTATTGTGGCAAATCCTACTATTACTGATA